AGACTATAGTTGTCTGCTTTGACGCTGACGAGCAAGGCGTGAAGGCTGCTGACGAGGTTGGGCAGCTGTTTGGCGGTAAAGCTAAGATTATGAAGCACGCCAAGGACTACAAAGACGCTTGCGACTACCTAGCTGAGAATGATTCGCAGGTATTTACCAAGCGTTTCTACGGTGCTGAGAAGTTCGTGCCTGACGGCATAGTTTTAGCGTCTACGCTGTGGGACGAAGTTAACACGCCTATGGAGGTTGCAGAGGTTACTTATCCATTCAATGGCATCAACGACCTGACCTACGGCATTAGACCCGCTGAGCTTGTCACAGTGACGGCAGGTAGTGGACTTGGTAAGTCGCAGTTCGTCCGTGAAGTGGTGTGGCAGGTGTTGCAGAAGTCTAGTCACAACATTGGGCTGCTGTTCTTGGAGGAAAGCATACGCAAGACAGGCTTGTCGCTTATGTCTCTAGCAGCAAACAAGCAACTACACCTACCAACAACGGTAAGCACTGAAGAGGAACGCAGAGCAGCCTTTGACAAGACACTAGCCAATGATCGCCTGTACCTGTTAGACCACTTCGGTTCAACTGATGTAGACAACATTGTCGGGCGTGTGCGCTACATGGCAAAGGCTTTAGACTGTCGCTACGTCTTTCTTGACCACGTTTCCATTGTTGTGTCGGCACAGTCCAACCTTGACGAGCGCAAGGCTTTGGATGAGATAATGACTAAGCTGCGTATGCTTGTGCAGGAGACAGGTATAGCGTTGTTCGTTGTTAGTCATTTGCGTAGGCCTGAGAACAAAGGACACGAAGAAGGCGCGGCAACGTCTCTGTCGCAGCTGCGAGGTAGTGCGTCAATAGCGCAGCTTAGTGATATAGTGTTAGGGTTGGAACGTGACGGACAGGCCGAGGACATGATTACACGCAACACCACGACTGTGCGTGTCCTAAAGAATCGCTTTAGCGGCGAGACAGGGCGTTGTGCTGATCTGTTGTACGATAAAGACACTGGTAGAATGGTTGAGACTATGTTTAAGGAGGATGGTTTATAGTTTTGTAAAAGCAACGTATATGACGCATTTAGGTGTTTTATGTGTCGTATAAGGTGAAAAGCAATATATAAGGCGCATTTAACTTAAAGAGGAATGTTTATGATGACTAAAGAAAAATCTTGTGGGCTTTGTCCTGCACGGCTTCGGTTTAGTGAGCCTGCTTTGTGTCCTAAATGCACAGAGTTGGTTGCAATGCTAAATCGCCTATGGATTGTCAGAGATAAAGGAGACAGCAAATGAAGTGCTTAGCTTGTGACACACTATTGACAGACTACGAAGCCACGCTAAGAAACGTCGATACTTTAGACTACATTAGCGAGTGTTTAGAATGTATTAGAAACTCTAATGGCGTGTTTGACTTGCACGAACGCCTAGACCTTAAAACCGTACACGACATTGACTTGGATACGGAGTAACAGTATGTCTATAGCAGCAGTTGGAGACGCAGTAACGGTTTGTGGCACAGTTTATCAAACAGAACGCGCCACTGTTTTAGAAGCACTTTTAGATGACGATGGGGCATACTACTGGGTAGTTGGAGAAGGCAATAAACTCTTTACAGTCCGTTTTGAAGAGTGCATTGAGTCAACTGGGTATGCAGAGAGAAAGAAAAAACATCTTAGTCTTATTGCGCCTCCATCACCCGATCCTGACCACGATCTTTATTATGATGCCGATGGATGTCCTTTAGACATTTGTGTTGTTTGCGGAAATCCTAATGATGTTTGGGAAAACTACTGTACTTGTGAGGACAAATGCTAACCATTGATATAGAGACAGATATGAAACACAGCACTATATGGTGCGCTTGTGCCGAGGATGTCGCTACAGGTGAGACGACTGTACACACTGAAGCTAAGACGCTACAGGCGTTGATAAACAAGCACGACAGCATTCTAACCTATAACGGCTTAGGCTTTGACGTGCCAGTAATGGCGGCGGTGTGGGGCATTAGCGTAGAAGGTAAACAGCACGTTGATGCTATGGTGCTGTCTCGCCTTTTTAACCCTGCACAGGCAGGTGGTCACAGTTTGCGGAGTTGGGGCGAGCGTCTGGCGTATCCCAAAGATGACTTCACCGACTATGACGGAGGCTTGTGTGAGGAAATGATTACTTACTGCAAGCGTGACGTTAACCTGACCACTAAGGTTTATAAGACAGTGACGGCTGACCTGAAGAAGGCTAAGTTCACGCAGGACGTTATAGACCTAGAACACGCTGTGACGGCTGAGCTAGAGTTGCAGCGCAGTAATGGCTTTAAGATTAACTTACCAATGGCTAACGAGCTTTACAGCAGGCTGACGTATCGTATGCGTAAGGTAGAAGAGCAGCTACAGGCTGAGTTTCCTCCTATCGTGACAGAGCGTTGGTCTGAGAAGACAGGTAAGCAGCTTAAAGACAACGTAGAAGTGTTTAACGTAGGCAGTAGACCGCAGATAGCTAAGAGGTTACAGACTGTTGGTGTTAAGTTCACTGACAGGACTGAAGGCGGCGGCTACAAGATAGATGAGAACGTGCTAGAGGGCATTGACAATCCTTCGGCGCAGCTTGTTGCTGAGTATCTTCTATTACAGAAAAGAGCTAGTCAGGTAAGCTCATGGCTAGAAGCTGTAGCAGATGACGGCAGAGTGCATGGTCGTGTCTTTAGCAGCGGTGCAGCAACAGGTAGGATGACTCATATATCGCCTAACATGGCTCAAGTGCCTGCAACACGTAAGGCGCACGATGGCATGACACCAGTGCAGCGGCTCAAGGCTGAGCTAGGTGGTCAGTGTCGAGCTTGTTGGACTGTAGAGCAAGGCAACAAACTAGTGGGTATTGATGCGTCTGGTCTTGAATTACGGATGCTAGCCCACTATATGAAGGACGAGGACTACGTTAACACCATCTTAGACGGCGATATACACAGCGCCAACCAAGCAGCGGCAGGACTCGACACACGCGACCAAGCTAAGACGTTCATCTACGCATTCCTGTATGGTGCAGGTGATGAGAAGATAGGCAGTATCGCAGGCAAGGGCGCTAAACATGGGAAGAAGCTAAAGAAGGACTTCCTTGACAATATACCATCGCTAAAAGCGTTGAAGGAGTTAGTAGAGAAGATAGCAGCAAACGGCAGTCTACCTAGTTTAGACGGCAGAAGGATACGCATACGCAAGGCTTATAGTGCGTTGAACTTCCTCTTACAAGGAGGCGGCGCAGCGCTTATGAAGAAAGCATTGCTGAACGGTGTCGAGAGTCTTAGAGAGCAGAACATACCTTTTAAGATGGTCGCCAACGTACACGATGAGTTTCAAGTAGAGACGCCAGAGGCTTTCGCCAAGGCTGTAGGACTACACTTTCGTAATGCGATACGTAAGGCAGGTGACGATTTTGAACTACGTTGCCCTATGGATGGTGAATTTAAAATAGGAGATAACTGGAGTGAAACACACTAGCGAATGGAAGTTTGTACGCAAAAACAGCAAAGGCGAAAGTATTCTTAGAAGAGACACAGATGAAACTTTAGAGGAGGTTTTAGATTTCTTAAAAGATATAAAAGGAATAGAAGTTGAGGTGTTCTTAAAAGCTACTCTTATTAGTATTTATGTCGATTGGAGACGCTACGATTACTACTGGACTACCGGAAGATGGTGTCAGAGAAAATCAAACTATCCAAAAACACATTATCATTCTAAAGGAATTGAAGATTTTTTTAATAGGTTTTTAAAGAAAGACATAAAAAACTACTCAGAAGAGCCTGATACACCTTTAGTTACTGAAACTCATTGACTTACAGCAACATTTAGTGGTAAAATCCACAAACCTTAATTAGGAGAAATACTATGCAACAAGCAAAACCCACAACCCTCAAGACAACTTTATTCTGGGCGAACCTGTCTACTAAGAATGAGATGTCTGGCAAGTATCAAGTTGATCTGTCTAATCTCTCTGACGCAGCCATTAGTGCTTTAGAAGAGCGAGGCTTGCAAGTAAAGAGCAAAGACGATGATCGTGGTAGCTTCCTCACAGTCAAATCTACTAATCCGATACGTGCTTACAACACTAGCGGTGACGAGATTAGCTGCTTAGTTGGTAACGGCTCTACTGCCACCGTTGCTGTAGGTACTTACGATTGGGACTTTCAAGGAAAGAAAGGTCGTTCACCAACGTGTATGAAGCTAGTTATCAATGACCTTAACGAGTACACACCAGAAGTCAACGTAGACGTTAGCTTAGAAGAAGCTCTGTAATGCTTCTAATTGATGGCGATATATTTTGCTATCGGGCGGCTTGTGCGTGCGAGAATGACGCACAAGTCTCTTTAGACAACGCTACAGCGCAAGTTAAACGAGCTTTCAACTCTATCCTCACTGACGTTCTAGTACGTTATCCTGACCACGACTACATACTTTATCTAACCGGAGGCGACAACTTCAGACATGACGTTGCCGTCACTGCTCCGTACAAAGGAAACAGGAAAGGCGCAAAACCTATTCTGCTGCCTGCTATACGCGAGTATGCTATTGGTTACTGGGAAGCAGTCATGATCGAAGGTGAAGAGGCTGACGATGCTATAGCTGTTGCTGCTTCGTCTGTGTACTTGAACGACGAGCCTATCATGGTAAGTATTGATAAAGACT